CCCGAACCACCAGCATGAACCACGCCACTACCAGCACAACGAACAGAAATATCCGACCCTACCCGGCGCCACCCCACCCACCCCCCATGCGCATCACGATCACAAAACGCAAGGGGGGGGATCACAATACGCAGAACGCGGCGAGATTACCCGCCGGTAGAACATACCCCCCCGGATGTGGATGAGTGCTGAGTGTGAGATCGGCCAGCTGCGTTGCACGGTCTGCAAACGAACGCTGGCGGAGTCGGAGTTCGTGCGGGATCGGCGGTATCCCGGCGGTCGGAAGCCGCGGTGTTTTCGGTGTGATCGGGAGCGGTCGAAGGCGTATTACTGGGCGCATCGTGAGCAGCACCTCGCGACGATGCAGCGTCGTAATGATGCTGTGCGGGTTGCGCGCGGGCCGCGATTGTGTCCTTGCGGCGCGCCGGCGGTCAGTAATCGGCACCGGTATTGCCGGGTGTGTCGGGATCGGAAGGATCGTCGGCGGCGGCGTGAGCGTGAGCGGTCGCAGATGCGGCAGTTGGCGGGGATCACGGCGGCGCTGCGCGGCTATGGATCGTCGCACAAGAAGTTACGGAAGCGGTGGGCGATGAAGATTGCTGGTGGTGGTGTTCCCTGTTCTCGGTGTGGCGGGTTGATTGGGCCTGGGGAGTTGTGGGATTTGGATCATTCGGATGATCGGCGGTCGTATCGGGGGCCGTCGCATCGGGCGTGTAATCGTGCGACGACCGGTCGGAAGCCGGTGGGGAGTCAGTCGCGGTTGTGGTGAAGCCGCGGATTAGTCACGCGCCTCGGTGTCGGGCGAGTCTGGGTGGTGAGGCGGTTGAGTGTGCGCGAAGCGCGGGGTTGGTGTTGGATGATTGGCAGGTATTCGCGTTGGAGCGTGGGTTGCGGGTGCGGCGCGATGGGAAATGGGCGGCGTTTGAGGTTGGGGTCGATGTGGCGCGGCAGAATGGGAAGGGTGGGCTCCTCGAGGCGCGCGAGCTGGCGGGGTTGTTCGTGTTCGGGGAGCGGATGATTATCCATTCGGCGCATCTGATCGACACGAGCTTGGAGGCGTTCCGCCGGCTCTTGGATCTGATCGAGGATACGCCCGAGTTTGATGGACAGGTGCGGCGCGTGTCGCGGACGAATGGGCGGGAGCAGATCGAGCTCAAGACTGGGCAGCGGATCCGGTTTCGGACGCGGACGAAGGGTGGCGGCCGCGGATTCACGGGTGACTGTCTTCTCCTTGACGAGGCGATGTTCTTGCCGGAGATGACGGTCGCCGCGCTCCTGCCGACGTTGTCAGCTCGGCCGAATCCGCAGGTGTGGTACACGGGGTCGGCGGTCGATCAGATGGTGCATGATCATGGGCATATCTTCGCGAGGGTGCGGCGGCGGGGGATGGCGAAGGAGAAGGGCCTGGTCTACTTGGAATGGTCGGCGGATGGGGATTTGGCGAATCTGGATGGGGTGTTGGAGGATCGCGATGCTTGGCGTCGGGCGAATCCCGCGTTGGGGATCCGGATCTCGGAGAAGTACATCGGCGACGAGTTACGGGCGTTGCCTCGTCGCGAGTTCGCGGTTGAGCGGTTGGGGATCGGGGATTGGCCGCCGGATGACGCGTTGAGTGAGGCGATCGAGTTCGTGAAGTGGCGTGGCCTTGTGGATGCGCGGTCGGAGCTCGCGGATCCGGTGTGTTTGGCGTTTGATGTCGCGCCGTCGCGTGGTTGGGCGACGATCAATGCGAGTGGTCGTCGGCCGGATGGGTTGTTGCATACGGAGACGGTGGATCACCGGCCGGGGACTGGGTGGGTGGCTGGGCGGTTGGGTGAGTTGTGTGAGCGGCATCAGGTGGAGTCGGTGACGTGTGACGCGGTGGGGCCGGGGCGCGCGTTGGTGCGGGCGGTGGAGAATCTGGGGATCGGGGTTGAGCAGTTGGCGGCGCAGGAATATGCGAGTGCGTGTGGCGCGTTCTTTGACTTGGTGGAGCAGGGCCGGTTGCGGCATTTGGGGACGGACGAGTTGGATATCGCGGTGAAGGGTGCGAGTACCCGGCCGTTGGGGGAGGCGTGGGCGTGGAGTCGGCGGTTGAGTGGCGCGGATATCAGTCCGTTGGTGGCGGCGACGATCGGGTTGTACCAGGCGTCGTTGGTGCCGGCGAGTGCGTGGTCGGTGGCGTGGTAGGCGAGAAGCGGCGCGTGGTCATGCACCTCGTGGATCCTGGTTTGCCGAGCGTGGAAGGATTGCTGGTCAGGACTGCGCGGCGGGAGTACCACCTCGCGGTGCCGCGGTTGGTGGTGGCGGCGGGTGGTGAGCCGGTGGAGTTGGAGAATACGGTTGTGATCCCTAGGGAGCGCGTCGCGTTCTACGAAGTCGTGAGCCCATGATCGTTCGGCGGCGTGGCGGGGAGATGGTCGAGCTGCGAGCCTTCGCGTTGACGGATATGACCAGGTACGGGTACACCGGCCTTCGCAATTACGGGCCGAGTGTGTCGCGGGGGACGGTGTCGGGAATCCCGGCGATGAACCGCGCCGCGCGGATGGCCGCGGAGGCCGTCGCAAGCCTCCGCTTGAACCAGTACAGGGGTCGCGGCCCGATGCGCGAGCAGGTCGACACCGTCTGGCAAGCCCGCCTCTTCTCGGCCGATGCCTACAACGAGTATCAGACGCGGTTCGCGTTCTGGGAGACCGTCGCCGAATCGCTGAAATACCGCGGCAACGCGTACGTCTGGAAGAACGCTGACCCGTCGACTGGGCGTGTCGTCGAGCTCTGCGCGCTTCACCCGGACCAGGTGACGTGCATGAGTGACGGCACGTATCGTGTCGAGGTGACGATCGGGTACGTCGACCCGACTGGGCGTGGCGTCGCGAAGTACCTCGTCGAGGACGAGGTCATCTTGCATATCCGCGGGCATGGCGAGGGTGGAAAGCTCGAGGCTCCGAGTCCGATCAAGGTGTTCGCGGATGCGTTGCAGTCGCCGTTGGGGCGGATGCGGCATGAGAATCGGATGTGGCGGCGGGGGACGGCGTTGCAGCAGGCGATCGTCTTCCCGCCGGGAGTGACGCAGCCGCAGGCGGATGTGTGGCGCGAAGCGTGGAGCGCCGCCTACGAGGGGACGGACGGCGAGACGACCGCCGTCGTCGGTGGTGGCGCGAGTATCCAGCAGATCGGGATGACGCTCGCGGATGCCCAGTTCGTCGAGATGGCGCGCCTCACCGTCCACGACGCGAGTTTCATCTTCGGTGTCCCGGCGAACCTCTTGGGAGCGCAGATCGAGCATGGCATCCCGAACCTGGAGCAGGACTTGGCGACGTGGCTTCGCTTCGGGTTGGGCCCGGATCTGGAGCGGATCGAGTCGGCGGTGAACGCGGACGAGACGCTCTACCCCTCGGGGACTGGCGGCTCGGCCGGCTCGGTGTACTCGATGTTCGACGCGGAGGAGTTCGTCCGTGGCTCGTTGACGACGGAGGACAATATTGCGCATCAGCGGATCCAGGACGGCCGGTTGATGGTCGACGAGTGGCGCCGGTCGCAGGGGTTGCCACCGTTGCCGGATGGTGCTGGGTCGATCCCGCAGATCACGCCGGTCGGTGGCGGCGCGAATCCGATACCGACGACGATCCCGAAATCATCCGCCACGGATTAGGAGGCACTGGTGACTGAGATTCTCGAGCCTGACGCGAGTCGGGAAGTCCGCTACGCCGTCTCGCCGCTCACTGGCATTGATGTGCGCGACCCCTCAGCGAACGATGACAACACTTGGACGATGAGCGGGTACGCCGCCGTCTTTGACCAGGCGACGACGCTCTTCGACGGGAAGTACCTGAAGCTGACCGAGAGTATCGACCCGGCCGCGTTCGATTCGGTGCTCAGATCCCAGCCATTGACGGAGCCTGGTGGTGTTGTCCATCTGAACTTTGGGCATGACATGAATCGGGCTGTCGCGGCGACGGACGTGCCGGCGGGCGACATCGGCCACCTCGAGCTGTCCGCGGATTCGACGGGGTTGCGGTTCCGGGCGAAGGTGTCGCGGGATGACCCGGATGCGGTGGCGATGGCGTCGAAGATGCGGACGGGCGTCGTCCGCCAAGCCAGTTTCGCGTTCACGGTCGCCAAGGACACGGTGACGATCACCAGTGAGGGGGAGGATGGCCCGGAGACGGAACACCGGTCGATCGAGGAGATCGGGACATTGTTCGACGTGTGTGCGACGCCGCAGGGCGCGTATTCACAGACGGTCGCGCAGCTGCGAGGGTATGCTGCGAGCATCGGTCAGCCCGCTTCGGTGGGAGGCCATCAACGTCAGCCCGAAGACGAAGAGGATTCGGGAGGCGTGAGCGGTGTCAGCCCCATCGTGGGAGGCGTCGCGGGAAATCGGCGAACCCGTGAAATGGACTTCCGGGTCCGTGCGGCTCGCCGTCGATTCTCGAAACGGATGGAGTAACAGTGGCAGAGCTCTACACCGACCTCCGCGACGCGTTCAACGCTTCGCGGGAAACGATGCTCGAGCAGGCCGACTTGCTCGACGCGCATCGCGCATCGGCGCGGCCGACGGACGCCGAGGGCATCGACGAGTGGGAAGCGCGTGAGAAGGAGTTGGAGGAGGCTGTCGAGACCGCGATCGCCGATACCGAGCTCCGTGAGAAGGCCGCGAAGGATCGCGCCGCTTTGGATCGGGCGCGTGCCCAGTTCAAGCCGATCACGACCGGCAGCCAGCAGATCCAGGTCTCCGAGCCGGACATGTACGTCCGTGGTGGCCGTTCGTTCTTCGGCGACCTCTACATGGCGCAGGTCAAGCACGACGGCGGCGCGGCGGAGCGGATCAACAAGCATCAGGCGCTGGCGGTCGAGCAGCGCGCGATGACGAGCACGACGATGGGCGGGTTGATCCCGCCGACGTACATGCTCGACCTCTACGCCAAGGCGAGTCGGAACGGCCGCGTCTACGCCGACCAGTCCAACAACGGTGCCCTCCCCGACACTGGCATGTCGGTCATTATCCCCAGGATCACGACACCGACCGCGGCGGGTGTGCAGGCGACAGAGAACACGGCCGTCACGACGCAGGACGCCGTCGAGACGGACCTCAGCGTCAACGTTCGTACCCTCGCCGGCTACCTGCCCGTCTCGCGGCAGGCGATCGAGCGTGCCGCGTACGACGACCGGATCCTGTTCGAGGATCTCGTCGCCCGCTACTTCGCGCTCCTCGACACGCAGTGCATCTCCGGCGGTGGTGGTGGTGGCACGATCCTCGGAGTCCTCTCGACCGCGGCGATCGCCGCGTCAACCGCGTCAACAGCGACCGTCGTTGGTGTCTGGCCGAAGATCGCCGATGTCATCCAGCAGATCAACACGAACATGGGTGGCCTCGGCTACGTCCCCGACAAGATCTTCATGCACCCAAGACGGTGGGGATTCTTCGAGGCGGCGCTGGATACGCAGAGCCGGCCGATCTTCGGGATCGGCGGCCAGTCGTACTTCAACGCGATGGCCGCGGGGAACGCTGCCGCGTATGGCGCCGACAATGGGACGCCTCCGGTCGGGATCATGCACGGCCTGCCCGTCTACACGGATGCGAACATCCCGACGAACCTCGGTGCGGGCACG